GGTCGAAAGTATTTCAAGCGGAAGGAGGGTGCTAACCTCAAGAAGCCTGTTCCCAAAGGTACGAATCCGAGACGTGTTTCTTTTGCTGCTAGGTTTGCAGGGATGAAGGGTCCGATGAAAGATGAAAAGGGTAGACCCACAAGAAAAGCTCTGGCATTAAAGAAGTGGGGATTTGGCAGTGTTGCGGCAGCTAGATCATTTGCAGCGAGGCATAAGAAGTCATGAAGAAGAAGCGACAGAGTTTAGTTAATCGTGGTGTGCAGTTAAAACTTAGGGATAAGTACATCAAAGAACTTAGAGAGATTGAGAAGAAGATAGATCCCGAACCACAGCCGAAGAGTTTTTTCAGTAAGATGTATGACTTTGTTACTGGCAAAGCCGAGGTAAGTGGGCCGAGTGATATGACACCTCAGAAAGAGAAACTCTTGAAACGGTGGCATTTCTTGAGTAATAGGGTAGATGATATGCCTGATCCAGACGAAGGAATGTTTCCATGAAAGCTAAAAAGAAAAGCCTTATAAATCCAAAGAATACAAAAAAAGAAGCTAAAATTACTAAGGTAGTTGAAAGCACAAAGAAATACGACACGCTTTTTGGCGATGGATATGCTTTAGAAATGTTTCAAGGTTATGTCAAAGGTGGTATGCCTCCAAAATCTGCTGCACGTTCTACACTTAGAATGTTAAAGAAATTAGAGTTTGATGAATTTATGGATAGATTTGAGGGAAGCTTTGAATGAGTACAGTAAACAAAGCAGGAAACTATACCAAGCCTAAGTTAAGAAAGAGTTTGTTTCAGTCTATCAAAGCAAGGGCTACTCATGGTACTGCGGCAGGACAATGGTCTGCTCGAAAGGCACAGTTACTTGCTAAAACCTATAAAGCCAGAGGTGGGGGATACCGATAATGACTGATTACATTAACCCAATTGATAAAAAACCTTACAGCGAAAAAGAAGTAAGCCGAGTTCGCAGCCTTCTTAGTGACGTTAATCGCATGGTTAAGGATGGAAAAGTTAAAGAAGCTCGTAACACTTTTAACCAAAGAATGAGCAGCACAAGCCGTCATGCTAGTTATAATAAGCTTCCAAATTCATTGCGTCGATTAGCTCGCATGATGTTTCGCGATATTGTTGGTGACAAGCCATCGAATGTAAGGGAACGTGTAAACCAAGCGCGAGCAAGAAAGGTGGTAAGCGGTGGTGGTGGCATGATGACTACTTTTAAAAAGGGAAAGAGTCTTTTAGAGAAGATGAAAGACTTGTAATGAGGGCACCACAACGTTCATTGCTTAATTGGGGTAAACAGAAATGGAGAACCAAATCTGGCAAGAAGTCTAGTGAAACTGGTGAACGTTACCTTCCTTCTAAAGCTATCGCTGCTCTTAGTGATTCTGAGTATCGCGCTACAACCAGAGCCAAACGAGAGGGTAAGGCAAAGGGTAAACAGTTTGTGGCTCAACCGAAGAAGATTGCTAACAAGGTAAGGAGATATAGAAATGCCTAATGTTNANGGAAAGAAGTTCCCATATACAAAGAAGGGAATAGCTGCGGCTAAGAAAGCGCAGGAAGAAACTAAGAANCCAATGAAGAAAAAGAAAAGNNTAATGTCAGGAAGCTACAAGTAATGGCTTTATATTTAACAAGTGGTGAATTGTATGAAGGCGAGACTCACGTTCTAGCAGGAACATTTTATACTGGTAAGACGAGAACACCCGAGTCACGCAGACTCGTGGAAGGGCCTGACCCAGTGAGAGCCAGAAGCTCCAATGGCCAACTCAAAGGCGACGACCCCTCCACGATTGATATAAACGAAGCGTATGAGAAACCCAAGCCCAAAAGGAAGCCTAAGAAAAAATAATGGTTAGACCTACATATGAGACTGAGGCTGACCTAAGTAGAGAAGAGAACATTGCTAGATACGCAGCACGTAAATGGAACTGTGCAATGCGTAAGCAAGATAAGTACAATCAGTTTGATTACCTGATAATAAAGGGAAAGGACGTAAAAGCTTTTGTAGAAATCAGAACTAGAACACATACAAGAGGTACTTACCCTACATGCTTTGTATCAGCTAACAAAGTGCAAGCTGCCTTTTCTATGCGTCTTGCCACTGGCTTACCGTGTATATTCTTAGTTGGTTGGAAAGACTGCATTGGGTGGGCATCTCTGACTGAGATGTATAAAATAACAATAGGCGGCAGAACAGATAGGGGCGACCCTGCGGATATTGAGGCCGTAGCAGAAATACCAATAGAGAAGTTTACGATATTCAAATGAGTTTTATAACTACTATATCTCAACAGGATCTGGCTTTGCTTAGAGGCATAGTTCGTAAAGTACATCTGGCGCATGTCGATGCAAAAGGATTAGCAACCGATGAGCAGTGCGATAAGTTGATAGAAAGCATTGGCCCAGAAGTTGTAGAAGAATGATTAAGTTTGGCGTAGATAAGGGATTGCGTTGATAGACTTTAAGTACAAACCTGATGGTGAAGTCTTAAAAGAGTTTATGAAAGACAACACTTTCTTTCGTGGCATAAGAGGTCCAGTAGGATCTGGTAAGTCTGTTGGGTGTTGTGTTGAAGTATTTAGAAGAGCCTTGTCTCAGGACAAAAGTCCTGATGGTGTAAGGAAAAGCAGGTGGGCGATCATAAGAAATACAAACCCACAGCTTAGAACGACTACTATTAAGACTTGGCTTGATTGGTTTCCTGAGAATGAATGGGGTAAGTTTACTTGGTCTGTGCCTTATACACATCACATTAGAAAGGGTGACATAGACCTTGAGGTGATCTTCCTTGCTCTTGACCGTCCAGAAGATGTTAAAAAACTATTGTCCCTCGAATTGACAGGCATCTGGATTAACGAGGCAAGGGAGATTCCTAAAAGTATTATTGATGCGTGTACTATGAGGGTAGGCAGATACCCTTCTATGCGTGATGGTGGCCCAAGTTGGACAGGTGTTATTGCAGATACTAACGCACCAGAGGAAGATCATTGGTGGCCTATCATGTCGGGTGAAGTGCCAGTGCCAGATCATATACCAAGAGAACAAGCTAAGATGTTAGTTAAGCCTGATAACTGGCAGTTCTTTACGCAACCATCTGGTATGAAAGAAGTTTATAATGAAGATGGTGAAGTAGAAGATTATTTACCAAGTGACTATGCAGAAAACAAAAAGAATATGATGAGAGGGTATTATCCTAATCTTATTCAAGGTAAAACAAAGTCTTGGATTGATGTCTACGTTATGAATAAACTAGGCACGATACAAGACGGAAAGCCAGTATATCCTATGTTTGCAAGCGAAACACATATTGCTAAAGAAGAAATACCAGTAGCGGCAGGGTTGCCTTTGTATATTGGTATTGATTTTGGTTTGACACCTGCGGCTGTTATAGGTCAGAAGGTTAGGAATAGGTGGTTAATCCAATCAGAGGTCGTTGCTTTTGATATGGGCATTGTTAGATTTGCAGAGGTATTAAGAAATGAAATCGCTACTCGTTTTTCTGAGACTTCCGATGTCTATATATATGGTGACCCAGCAGGTGATTTTAGGGCGCAAACGGACGAATCTACCCCTTTTCACATACTTAGAGGTGCTGGCCTACGCGCATTTCCCGCCCCAAGTAATTCGGTTGATCTTCGCTTGGAGTCAGTGGCGCAGCAACTTAACAAGATGGTTGAGGGTAAACCTGCGTTTCTAATAGATAGAAGATGCCAACAACTTATCAAAGGCTTTGAGGGTGGTTATTCTTATAAGCGTATGGAAGTAAGTGGTGAGCGATATGCAGATAAACCTGATAAGAATATGTACTCTCACATACACGATGCGCTACAATATTTGCTATTAGGTGCAGGAGAAGGACGTGCTTTGATGTCAAATCAGAAACCTGCACAGGTAGTACAAGCTAAAAAAGACTATGATGTTTTTAAAAGAAAACCTAAAAGTGCGGCACACAAACCTAGCGTTTGGTCACTTGTGCGTTGAAATTTGTTTTGAATTGTGTTTACCAATAGGTAACAAGGAGTTTTGTTATGTGTGCACCAAAGAAAACAACACCTGCTAAGAAAAAAATTAAAGGCAAAACATATCCAAATTATGGGCCACCTTCTGTTTCTAGCGATACAAGAACAGCTCAAGAAAAGTTTGATGCTAATCCTGCTCGTCAAGCTCAAGTAGCAAGAAAGAAAAAACAAAAGAAAAAAGCTAAACAAAAAGCTCTTAAAGAAGGAACTACTACACCTACTACTACCCCAACTACTACTACCCCAACTACTACTAC